ACTCAACCATTTACTAATTTATCGTCCAATGGTATTTTTCAAGTATCAGACCACGGAAAAGGAAGTTTTCAATTATTGGAAAACAATCGAACTACAAAACAAGATTATTTTGGTAATATAACTGGACAATTTATATCCAATGTAATTTCCCCTATTACAAATCATTTTAAGCAAGAAAAGAAAGTAGTAGAACATCCCAATCAATCTGGATTTATGAGTATCACTAGTAAAAAACCGATGACCAATCCATATCAATCTACACCAACCACCAATCGTGAAATGACTAGCGAATCAAAAGGACATTTGAATGTTCAAGGTCAGTCTAGTAATATATATATTCATTCGAATCCATATATGAATCATACTCAGAGACAAAGTACATCACATTCTATTATGGGTGGCGCAAATGGTACTTCTCAGTTCAAATCTTACGATGCGGAATATAACCAACGTAATATTCAAAAACCATATGAGAATCGGACGGCAAATGGAAATATGAAATTATACAATGGAGGTATAAATGCTTCTATAAATGGTCATGAACAATATAATACTCGGACCAATGCTTTATATATACCTAAAAGCGACTCGATTATGGGGGAAATGACGAAGCAAAATCAATCTTATGAATTACCTGCTATGGACAATAGTATATTAAAGGCATTCAAGGAAAACCCATATACACATTCACTGTCTAGTGTAGCCTAATATTGGGGTCTAAATATTTATATAAATCTTTGTACAACTTTTTATAATTATAAGGAATAACTTTGTAATTATGTATAATGATTATTTGGTCATTTTCTTTTTTCAAATGATATATTTTTTTGATAATATTGTTTTCATACTTCGTTTGGAGTAAACATGGTTCTTTCTTTATAGAATGATATGATTTACCAATGGTATCATCTGGATTCATAATCTCATTGAATATATATTCATACTTATGATTGGGATAATCACTAAAATAACATTTACATGAAAAACTATTAGGTAATATGTTTTTATTCGTACATTTATTTAATGTATAATATAATACACTCACTTTATCTTTGTGTATATTATAAGTATCTATAGAATGTTCTTTATCGTCTTTAATATGAATAGGTTCTAAGAAATAAAATGCTGGGTCTACAATATAAAATTCTTTGTTAGATTTACAAATAAATAGGGCAACGTGACATAATTCATCTTGTCCTTTTATTCTAAAATGTTCAGGAACAGATGCCACAATTTGTTGACTATCTATGTTATAATTATTTTTCAAGTAACATTTTACAAAATAAGACATAGCAATACAATTTCCTGAATTATACTTTGTAATGGTATCTTTGGATAAAGGTGTATTATAATCTATGTAAGGGAAAGTTGAAAAACAAATATTATTGTAACATTGAATCATTGCTTCTTTTAAAATAGTATCATTTACATGTTGATATGAAATGTATATATCATTTAATATCATATAAAATAAAGTAATATATTAGTTTAACTATGGATATTTTTGATAAATTCAAAGACAATATACCTCATATATTGTTTTATGGAAATGTGAAAGAAGACATTATAAAACACCTCGAACAATATTATCCACCGAAGATGTCTAATAAATATATTATGAAATTATATTGTGGTACCTCGAAGGGTATAAAAAACATAAGAGATGATATAAAATTATTTTCAAAACAACAATTGTCTCCAAATATTTTGTTCAAGAGTATTGTATTATATGATGCGGAATATTTGACGGTAGATGCTCAATATTCTTTGAGACGAAGTATTGAAGTATATAGTCATTCTACTCGTTTTTTTATAATCACCAAAGACAAGGACAAACTATTACAACCAATACGTTCGCGATTTATTTCTGTGTATGTTTCTGGCGATCCTCCTAAAATAAAAGTAGTCAATTCATCTATAAAAAAAATATTAGAAAAGAACAATCCAATTGATATTGTAGTGGAAGAATTATATTCTAATGGAATTTATGCGGATCAATTGCTACTTTTTTTGAAGGATAATGTAGAATGTAACTTTAATTCGTGGAGTAAACAATTCAAGAGCGAACGTTTATGTTTATTTTATTTAGTGTGTATTTTTCGTAATAATAAAGAAATATAAATATTATTCTTTTTTATGGATGACTTTACTTCAAATATATTGAATGACTCTAAAAATGAATGGTCCATTTTATTGATTAATTTGATTACATCTCATATTATTGATGGGTTTCGTTCTATATTCAATGAAGCTATTCAATTATGTCAAACTAATGATGAACCTGATAAATATTTGATGACATATCAAAATTTATTGTCTCGTATTCCAAATTGGAATCAGACTATTATACAAACTGAAAAAGACCGCATTATTGCAAAATCAAAGTGTTCCTATTTAGAAGATTTGATTACTTGTGTTCATATTATCCAATTAAAGTTACTAAGTTGTGTAAGGGTTGGAAGTGAAAATAAAAAAATAAATATAGATATTCCTGATTTTACTTTATTTTTACATAAAATTTATATCAATATTGCTCGTAAATTGTACTCAAACATTTACTTGTTTGAAATAGACATTACTCCTTTAGAACAACAACGCCGAAATAGAGAATTTGAGTTGCTAGTCCAAACAAGCATTATGAATACCATTCGCGATAATCTTCCAGTGGAAAACTTATTGAGACAATATATTGATGAAACCCAAGAAGTAAATGTCAATAAGGTAGAAACTGTCGTAGAAAATAAACCACTCCCTGAATTAGAACAAGTAAAGGTCGAACCAGTAAATGAAATCAAAATATGCGATAAACCCGTGGATAAACCCGTGGATAAACCCATAGATGAAATAAAAATATACGACGAACCTATGGATGAAATCAAACTATGTGATGAACTTGTTGGTTCTGATATTATCCAAGTAGAAGATTCATCTGAAAAACAAAATAGTATTCGTTTTCATCCTGATATAACTAAAGATGACTTCAAAATAGGTGAAGAAATAAATCTAAACATAGAGGATTTAGAAGAAGACAATATTCATTTAGACATAGAAGAATTATAAATATTTCGTAAAAGAATAATAATTAAAACCTATTATTATTTTAATGATACCTTATGAATATATTTATATATCTCTTATTATTTCAGTAATTTTTTTTATATGGAAACAATTTTTATATAGATCAAACCCAATAAAAAACCAAAACAAATTATTTTTTAAGGAATCGTTTTATTTGTTTCTTATTATTTTAGGAGTATTTATTCTAAAAGATTATTATATGAAAGTACAAGAACAAAAGACACAAATATTTACAGGAGAACCTTCGTTTTAATCAGTTCATCTATATCTAAGAAGTTTTCTAAGTTATCTTGTTTATAAGAACGAAATGCAATATGGTCAAATTGTTTTTCAGGAATATGTTGATTCACATTTCTGGCTATCATTTTGTATAATTTAAAATCTGGATATCGTTCATCGCCATTTTTTTTGTACAATATATTATTATTATGATCATCATAAACCCATCCGATAATCATATCATAAATTGGAATTTTTCGAAATGTATCTATATCTTTCAAGTCATCTATTATAAAATCAAACATAGAACATGCTAACCGACATAAATCAAAACTATAATTTGGTTCTAATATTGGTTTACGAGCATTATAAAAAGGTTCGCAATTATATTGCCCGTTAGCGGTTCCATTTGGCGAAAAACTATCACTACAAAGACGAGTGCCTTGATAAGTATAAATAGATCTACCAAAATCAATTAATTTATATAATTTTCCAAATGTGGGTACCTTATAATATTGTCCTTTTATGTTGTAATATAAAAACTCTTCTTCTGTTTCAACATACATAATATTGTTTGTATGTAAATCGTTATGAGTGAACTCAAATACATTTTGATAAACATATAATATAAGCACTATTTGAAATATGGCACTTGTCAATTGTTCGATATTGATATCGTCTGATTCAAATAAACTATCCATTGTATCTACACATTTTTCTAACATAATATGTTGGCAAGGTATTTTATCAATCACTAATATAAGTTTATCCATAATACTATCATCGACTGAAGAAGTATTACCAGATTGTTCGTCATTGTCGTCAGATGATTGTTCATCGTTCGAAGAACATTCGTTGTCGTCGTCATCTTCCTGAGATGAAATACTTTCTGTGTCACTATTATCTTCTTGTTCATCAGAACTTTCGTTAGATAGGTCTTTCTCATGTATTAAATCTATTGTGAATTCTTGTAATTTTTCTTCAACTACTTGAATATCATCATCTAATGTCTCATATTCAACATCTAAAATTTCATCGCTTAATTTAATGGGTGGTTTCTTTAAATTTGAAAATAAATAATGAATATCTTTATCCTTAAATCGAAATGATTTGTTCAATTGTTCATTGAAATAATTTGAATCGCATAAATATTCAAAATCATCCACAATATTTATTTCACAATTTTCTTTTATATCAATGAAACTATTGTATACATTTATACTATGTTTGAAATTTGACAATCTACTAGAAAGCATATAAAAAAAATTATCTACGTAAGCGTAATTGTGTATAGAGTGTATATATTCTTCGTATATATTATTACATTTGTTTTCTTTAGAAGGTAATACACATAATTCATATTTTTTATATTTTCCAATTAATAACTTAACATAATCCACTAAAGGAATTGTTTTCATAAAACAATTATGATCTTTATTGTCTATGGTTATAATATGATTATTATAGTCTACTTCATATTTATAGTCTTCTAATAGAGGATTATAGTTTATTTTGAAATAGTCCAATATAGGATTATAATTTGAGTTTTCCATTATATCTTTATATATACTTTTATCAAGTGTTTTAAACTAATTGCGTCGTTTCACGTATAATCAATTATATTATATTATTATATGACTCTGAATCTTAAAAAGTTTGATATGAAACGTATTACCTTTTTAAAAAATGAAAATAAGGGACCAGTGGTGGTATTAATAGGTCGCCGAGACACTGGTAAAAGTTTTTTAGTTCGTGATTTATTATTTCATCACGTAGATATACCTATTGGTACTGTAATATCTGGCACAGAAGCAGGTAATGGTTTTTATTCGTGTCACGTTCCTAAATTATTTATTCACGATGAATACAATACAGGTATCATTGAAAATATTTTAAAAAGGCAAAAAGCAGTCATCAAGCAAGTAAACAAGCAAATCGAAACCTACAAAAAAAGTTCGATTGACGCAAGGGCATTTGTTATACTAGATGATTGTTTATATGACAATGGATGGGCACGTGACAAAATGATGCGCTTATTATTTATGAATGGTAGACACTGGAAGGTTATGCTTATTATTACAATGCAATATCCGTTAGGTATACCACCAACACTAAGAACCAATATTGATTATGTATTCATATTGAGAGAACCTTACATCGCCAATCGAAAACGTATTTATGAAAATTATGCAGGTATGTTTCCTACATTTGAATCCTTTTGTCAAGTAATGGATCAATGTACTGAAAATTATGAATGTTTGGTCATAGATAATAATGTAAAATCAAATCAATTACAAGAACAAATATTTTGGTACCGAGCCGAAAATCACAAGGATTTTAAATTAGGATCTAAAGAATTTTGGGAATTGTCTAAAAATCTCGGTTCAGATGAAGAAGATGATGTATACAATCCGGGCGATTATAAATCAAAAAAAGGTCCTAAAATTAACGTAAAAAAAACGAAGTGGTAAAAAATATAGTATACTTATAATGATAAATATTTTTCATTATTTGTTAGATTTTGTTCTACAAAATAAGATGTATTATTTATTTTATTTATTATTGATACCATTAGCATCTTTTATTTATAATATAATATTACCTGAAAGTATCGGTAATTTTTATACTCATTTCAAAAAAGTTTATTTATATTATATTGTAGTTTGCATTGCCTCATTTAATTTTTTACATATTTTCATAAACTGGTTAGCGTGGAGAGTCATACCACATTTTTATGAATTTATTGTATTGAGTATTTATGATTACATTTATGAAAACTCTTATTGTAATTATGAAAATTTAAATATTACTGAAATCATTATAAAATTATCAAAATTGCCTTTGATTTTACAAGATGCTTTGAAATCATTCAAAGAAGAATTTTGTCATGTCTTTTTTGGATTTATGATAGGAATTTTTTATTTTTATATTAAATTAGGATTAAAATACTTAGTTGTATTTTTAGGATTTTTTGTAGTAATGGTTGCGTTGCAAATTATAAATATAAAACATATTACAGAAATCAATAAAAGAAGGGAAAAATACGAAGACGACACGTTTGAAAAGTTAGGCGAATCTTTAAAAAACATTGGTGTAGTTCAATCGTTTCAAAATATAAACCAAGAAAAATCCATTTTGTATAATATTTTACACAATTATAACTATGAATATTATAAATCATTAAATTATTCTATTGCTTATGATACTATGACTAAATTAATTAATCTTATTATGGGTATTGTTTTAGGTTATATGATTTGGACGGATTACTTGAATAAAAAGATTAACAAACAATATTTATTCCAATGTTCACAAGTTGTTCTTTTGTTTATTACTATGTGTGATTCAATTGGCATTGTATCACGTTCTTTATCAGATAATTTAGGAAAAATTTATGATATCAACCATTTTTTCAATAAGGAAATACCAAAAGATTATCATTGTAAAGTAGGTGAACAAACATTCAAAAATGGTGATATTGTATTCAAAGATGTTTATCATAAATACAACCAAACTTATTACTCACTAGAAAATGTCTCGTTCAAAATACAAAAGGGAGAAAAAATCGCAATTGTTGGTGAAAGTGGCTCTGGTAAAACTACCATCATCAAATTATTAATGAAACATAAGGCTTTATGTATGGGAACCATTACTATTGGAGGCATAAATATAAATGAGTTGTCTACTAACGAATTGACGAAACACATCATGTATATTCCACAAAGTCCAAAATTATTTAACCGAACTTTATACGATAATATAGTATATGGTTTGAAACGTCCACCTAATAGAACACAAATAATACAAACTTTAGAATCTATGAATATTAACGTTTTTACTAAAAAACTAGACCAAAAAGTTGGTCGTGATGGATCTCTATTATCAGGTGGTCAACGACAATTGGTTTGGTTATTACGTTCATTATATCGGATCAAGCCTATTATTATATTGGATGAACCCACCGCATCTTTGGACGAACTCAATAAAAAAATGGT